GGAGCTGGGGGCCGATCGTTGGCCCAGTGGACGGCCTGCGCTCAGTGAAGCTCGACGGAACGCCGCTGGTGGCCGAGGACGGCACTGTCAACTTCCCAGGCGTGAAGTGGCAGTTTCGCAATGGAGAGCTGAACCAACAGCGTCTCGAGGGAATTGCCGAGTCGAGCAACGAAGTCGACGTAAACCAGCAGCTGCTCAGCACCACGCCTTATCTGCGCTCCATTAACAATCCGGTGCTTGACGCGCTTCGTGTGCGTTTCAGCTGGCCGCAGCTCCAGTCGCAGGACCAGAGCGGCAACATCAACGGCGTGCGAATCGATTATGCGATTGACCTGGCCACTGACGGCGGGCCTTTTGTTCAGGTACTGGCGGACTACGTAGACCGCAAGAACGTCACCAAATATGAGCGCAGCCATCGGCTTAACCTGCCTGCGGGCAGCCGCTGGACGATGCGCGTGCGCCGGATTACACCAGAGGCCAACAGCTCGCTGGTTCAGGACGCGATGTTTGTCGAAGCGGTGGCCGAGGTCGTAGACAGCGATCAGGAATTCCCACTCACCGCTGTGGGCTGTGTTGAGTATGACGCTCAGCAGTTTGGCGGCGATATCGCCAAGATTGCGGTGCTGATGCGCGGGCGCATCGTGCGTGTACCCACCAACTACGACCCGGAGACGCGGACCTATGCCACGTCTGGCGCAGGCACCAGTAACGGGATATGGGACGGCACGTTCAAAGAGGCTTACACGAATAACCCTGCATGGGTGTGCTACGACCTGGCGCTGAACCCTTACTACGGCCTCGGGCACCGGATCGATGCCACGATGGTGGATCGCTGGAACCTGTACCGCATTGCGCAGTATTGCGACCAGATGGTGCCGAACGGCATGGGCGGCATGCACCCCCGGATGACTTGCAATATCTACCTGCAAAAGCAGGCAGATGCGTACGCGGTGCTGCAGGACCTGTCGGCCATCTTCCACGGCATGAGCACCTGGGATGGCAGCCAGATCACGTTCAACGCCGACATGCCAGGCGACCCGGTCTACACCTACAACCCGTCGCAGATCCTGAACAATGGTGAAATCCAGTATTCGGGCACCCGGGCGCGCGACCGCCACAACCTGGCAATGGTGACGTGGGACAACCCGGACCAGAGTTTTGCGACGGACAAAGAGCCGGTCTTTGATGACGTCGCGATGGCCGAATCTGGATCGGTCAACGAACTGTCGGTGGACGCCTACGGCTGCACTTCACTCGGGCAGGCGCAGCGTGCTGGCCAGTATGCGCTGATCACCGAACAGACGCAGACAAGGCCCGCGACCTTCCGCGTCGGCCTGGATGGCGGCATTCCGAAGACAGGGCAGATCATTGCCGTGGCTGATCCAATGCTGGCCGGTCGTGCGAACGGCGGGCGGATCAGTGCGGTGGCGGGGCGCGTCATCACCGTTGACCGTGACATCGATCTTCCGACCGGTGCCAAGCTGCGGGTGAACCTGCCCAGCGGCAAGACCGAGGCACGGGTTATCACCTCGCTCACCGGACGACGGGTAACTGTCGCCGCCAGCTTCAGCGAAGTGCCAGAAGCCGAATGCGGATGGATACTCGAGTACGACGACCTGAAAACCATGCAGTTTCTGGTGCGCAACATCACGCGCCCGGAATGGCACCAGTACCAGCTCGAGTGCATCCAGCACGAACCGAGCAAGTTTGACGCCATCGACTTCGGCGCTGTGGTGGATATCCGCCCAATCAGCGGCATTCCAGTGGGCGTGCAGGCTGCGCCGGGCGCTGTGTTTGTGACTCAGCACGTCGTGATCGAGCAGGGTATTGCCGTCACCAACATGACCATCAGCTGGGACGCTGCGCCAGGCGCGGTCGCGTATGACGTGGAATGGCGCTGGGGCTCGCGCGAGTGGGTAAAGGTGCCGCGCACTGGCGAGCAGTCGGTGGATGTGCCGGGTATCTATTCCGGTCAGTACATGGCCAGGGTGCGCGCTGTCAGCGCTTTGAATGTGTCGTCGCTGCCTGCTACGTCGCTGCTGACGAACTTGCAGGGCAAGACCAGCTTGCCGCCCGCCGTAACTTCACTGACTGCCACGTCGCTGCTGTTCGGCATCGCGCTCAAGTGGACTTTTCCGCCAGGCGCAGAGGACACGCAGCGCACTGAAATCTGGTACAGCCAGACGACCGACCTGGCCAAGGCCACAAAGCTTAGCGACCTGGCTTACCCGCAGTCTGAATACATCATGCAAGGCCTGCTGGCGGGCGTGACTTTCTTCTTCTGGGCGCGCTTGGTGGACAGGACCGGCAATGTGGGGCCGTGGTATCCGACCGGTATAGGCGTGATGGGACAGACCAGCAGTGATGCTGGGCCGATTCTTGAAATGATCGCCGGTCAGATAGGAGAAACCGAGCTTGGCCAGGGCTTGTTGGACAAGATTGACGGCCTTCAAGGCCAGATCGATGCACTGGATGGCCTCAAGGCTTACGACCCGGACCTGACCTATGAAAAAGGTCAGATGGTCGTGGTCGACGGTCGGATCTATCAAGCAGAGCAGGCGGTGCCGGTCAACACTTCGCCGCCCAATGCCGCTTACTGGGAGGACGTCGGCGACCTGCTCCATACCGCCAACGGCCTTGCCGGGCAGGTGGCAACCCATAGCAACGAGATATCAGAGCTGGAAGGCGTGGTCACGTCACAGGCCACGAGCACGCAATCTCTGAGCGCTGCCTACCGTGAGGATAACGGGGAAGGGGACCTTCAAGGAGCCCTGAAGCTGTGGGACGCCCAGGCTGCCTACAGTCGCGAGGTCGTGGTTCGGGCGAGTCAAAATGATGCGCTGGTCACCGCTACCGAGACGCTACAGGCTAACGTCGGTTCGAACACTGCAGCAGTCCAGCAGGTGTCTCAGGCGCAAGCCAGCTCCGACGGCAAGCTGGCCACCATGTGGTCGGTGAAAATGCAGGTCACTCAGGACGGTCGTTATGTGGCTGCGGGCATCGGCCTCGGAATTGAAAACACCGGGGCAGGACTGCAAAGCCAATTCCTAGTGAGCGCGGACCGATTCGCCATTATCGGCACTCTGGCTGGCGGCGGAATTTACACTCCATTCGTCGTTCAAGGCGGACAGGTATTTGTGAATCAGGCCTTCATTCAAGATGCATCTATCGGTGTTGCCAAGCTCACTCAGAGCCTTCAGTCAAGCAACTATATCGCAGGCCAACAAGGGCTGAAGATCAACTTCGTCACAGGTGAGTTTGAGTTCAACAGCGCAACCGGGGATGGCGGGCGGCAGACTATCAACAACGCTGGTGGAAAGGTTTATGACGAAAACCAAATGAGAAGATACCAGTGGGGGAATCTCAAGGTATGAGTTACGGAGCCAGAGTATGGGACGAAAACGGAAACTTGGTCATGGATACGACCACGTTTACTTATCAGGTGCTGTGGCAAGGATCCGTGGACTTCGGCGACACAGCAGGTTCAACCGCCAAGGTGATCACGCTGAGCATCCCTGGGTTCGATCCTGCGAACTGTGTCTTCATGATCATTCCTACACGGTTGCAGGATGTCCAAAGCGCAGAAGCGGATGGTTTGGGTAATTCAAAATCCTATCCGTACGTTACGACTGCAAAAGACCAAGTTGTGATCCGCTCTGCAAATCCATCAGCGAATCTCGGAAATACGGCTCAGACGCGTGTTGTCGCCAAGGGGTATGCAGTGAGGTTCAAGACATGAGCTTTGGCGTTATAAGTATTAACGATAATTCTTACGTACAGATCGATGCCGATACACCTCGGCTCTGCGTTTTGACTAAGGGTAGCTACTCCGGGACCAATACGGCGGATGCAGTATTCCCTCGTGCCGTCACAGGTAATGATCCGCCGCTTGTATTCATAAGGCCTGATCAGAACGGAATCGTTCAGGTTTCGATATCAGTATGGTTCACAGGCGGTCCGGGCAACTGGACAGGTTTTTCGATGAAAGCTTCGAATGTTCAGGGCTTGCTTAGGGTCTGTTCCCGTTTCACATTGGTAGCCACAGAAAAGCGCAGGCCATTGCTATGACGCTTT